AAAAAGAATGGCTCTATGAGCATTATGTAAAAAAGAGAATGAACCTAACCGACATTTGCAAGGTTTTAAAACAATCTTACAATGTTGAAGTTACACCGCAGGCTGTCTATAACTGGTGTAAGAAATACGATCTTTTAAAGTTTAGAGGTAAGGGAAGAAACCTTGCTGCTACTGCTTTAAGAAGACCAAAATCCCCTTTACAACTTGAAGTTGAAAGAAGAAGAAGGGATGCTGCCAAGCTTAGAAGAAAGAAAAGGAAAGGACTTGGGCGATGAAAAGAAGCGTAACTGCTAGAGATATATCTACCTTTGCAAAGTTAGATATGGTTTACAATCAGATCAGAGTGATTGAAGCGAAACAAAATACAACGGAATATAAGTGTCTTGGTTCTGGTAAATGCTGTCATATTGGATTAGTTATTCCAATGACGGAGTGTGCAAATATTGCATTTAAACTAAACCAGCAATACTACTTGGTGATGGAAGATAAGGGTCAAGAAGAAGCTGACAAGTGGTTTAAGGGTATTGTTGATGGTCTTATTGATGCGATGTATGACGAAACATGGCAACAGGGTGGAGAGTCAAAGAGGCTTTGTGCTTTCTACAAAGGCGGTTGTACAATTTATGGTTACAGGCCAATGGTGTGTAGAACATTTGGAACAATTACATCTGTAGATAGTTATTGCCCAAGAATCAGGAATGCAAACGGAGAGATTGATCATTTCACTGGAGAGCCAGTAAAAGCAATTATCAAGCAATACCAAGATTTGCTTGCAGAATATGCTAAGGATAAGCATGAGAATTACGACATGACTGTTTACATGCCTCTTGGTGTTCTTAGCTTTTTGCTTTCAACTGAGGAACTTCAAAAATTAGCTGACGATACAGATCCTAAGTTTTGGGTAGGAACTTCGGGATGGTTTAACTATCGTGTTCAATATACAAAGATGCATGGTTATTCTCTGGTTGAACTTAAGAAGTCAGCAGAAGCAGCAGGCAAAGTCTTAGCGTTCGATCCAGAAGAGTAATTATGAAAATAACTTGGAATGGCACAAGCCTTGCCCAAGAGAGAAATGAAGGCTACAAGGTCGCTGAAGATGAAATCTACAATGGTCTTGTTAATCTCGGATGGGATATTGATAGGACAGTTGCAGTGCCAAGAGGTATGCGTAACTTTTTTGAATCTGGTCTATCACTAGGGTATGCGACAGATTACAACGAAGAATTGAAATCTGAAATTTTAATCAGTAATAGATTACCGATTGATTATTCAAAATGCGATGGCTACAACATCGGCTTCTCATATTGGGAAACAAATAAACTGCCTAAAGACTGGGTAGGGAAAATGAATTCAATGGATGAAATCTGGACAACCTCTGAATGGGCTAAGAATGTCTTTATTGATTCCGGTGTGACTGTACCTGTTTATGCTTTCAAACTTGGTGTGAATGATTATTTCAAACCAGTGAAAAGAACTAAGAGTTTTAATGAATTCACTTTCCTAAGCATTGGCTCGCCTTCGACTCGTAAGAACAGTCAGATGACCGTAGATGCTTTTTTAAAGCTGTTTGATGGCAAAGAGAATGTATCCCTTCTTTACAAGACAATGGATGCCCCAGATGCCCGGATAAGAAAGAACGGTCAGTTAATGCCAATCTCTTCTCATAATCAAATTAAGATTGTTGATAGAGATTTGCCAATGAGTGAATTGGCTAAGTTGTATGACTCAGTTGATTGCGTTGTTTATCCAACCAGTGGTGAAGGCTGGGGGATGCTACCATTCCAGGGTATTGCTAAAGGCATACCTACAATATGTACAAATGCAACTGCATGCACTGAGTATGCAGATATGTCTGTTCCATTAGATTTCAATTGGGGAACGATGAACATTTCTGGAATATATCAAGACACTGGCACATGGGCAGAGCCAGATTTTGATGATTTATGTGATAAAATGTTATATGTATACAATAACTATGAAGAAGTTGCTGAGTATACATATAATAATGCAGTTCAAAATTACACAGAAATGAAATGGGAAACTGTAGTAAAGGAATATCATAATAGATTATGTCAAATATCGAAAGATCTGAAGGAAAAACTTTAATAGAAAAACTAAAAGATGTGGAGGATGTAGGCACTCTGCATGTTAAAGGCTATTCAATGCATGAGATTGCATCATTAATGGCAATGAAAACCAATGATGTCAAGTTATACATTGAAGAATATAAGAAGATTTTAAACAAGCAAGCAGAAGACGACCCATACTTCTTAGAAAGAGTCCAATTTAATACAATTAAAGCTCTTCAAGAGTTTGATCAATTAAGCAAAGAGGCTTGGGAAACAATCAATATTGCGACTGATCATGGCATGGTTCCAGCAAGAATACAAGCAATTAAATTGGCCGGAGAACTTGCAACCAAGAAGGCTCAACTGCATAAACTTCTGGGAGTTAACACCTCTGATGGTGAATATATTCAGAGAATGCAGAAAGCAGAAAATGTAAACCAGATTCTTTCCAGAGTTCTCAGAGATGTTATCTCAAAGCATCCAGAAATCGCTGACGCTGTGAGAAGAGAACTGGCAGTAGCTTTTGAGATTATGGAAAAGGAAGAGGCTATTGATGTTGAGTCGGAAGAAGTTGAATCATAATTTGAGAATGTGTTTTTCGCTCTTACCTATTCATAAGATGAGAACGCAAAAATCGCCCTTACCTCATAATTTGAGAATGCAAAAATCGGCCTTACGGTATTAGGAGAATAAAAAATGACTGACTTTATGGGAATGAATCTTCGATTTGAAGATTTCGATAATTTATTAAATCAAGACGAACTTGTAGAAGTACCAGTTCCTATTGAAGTATTTGTAACTGATAAGAAATATTTAGGTTTACCAAATCTATCACCAATTCAATTAGAGATAGTCAGGCATAGCACCCAAATCTTGAAAGAGCATACACTAAAAAAGATCATGGGGGAGGAAGAAGGCGCAGAATATTATAAAAAATATACCGATAACGAAGTTATTTGTATGTTAGGTAAAGGTTCTGGTAAAGACCACTGTGCAAGAATTTCGATTGCGTATACGGCTTACTTATTGCATTGTTTGAAAGACCCATTAAGTTATTTTGGTAAAGCAAATGGAGTTTATATTGATCTTCTTAACTTGGCTGTTAACGCACAGCAAGCGCAAAGAGTTTTCTTTGAGCCTTTAAAGAACCTTTTGCTTAGTTCTCCTTACTTTAACCAAGTTGGTTTTGAACCAAGAGTTTCAGAAATCTTTTTCTTTAGTAGACCAGTAAGATGTTTCTCCGGTCACTCGGAAAGTGAAGGTTGGGAAGGTTATGAAGTATTAACAATTATCCTTGACGAAATTGCTGCCTTTAAAACTGACGCTGAGGTTAAGGGAGACACTAGATCAAAAGGTTCTGCATCAGCGATTTATAACATGAGTAAGTTATCTGTTATGTCTCGTTTCCCAGAAGTCGGTAAAGTTATTCTTTTGTCATTCCCTCGTTATAAGGGTGACTTTATTCAGCAGAGATTTTTTAGTTCTAGAGAAAAGGAAGAACCAAAAACCTGGTCAATTAAAGCTGCTACTTGGGAAGTTAACCCAACCATAAAAAGAGAGCAATTAGAATCGGAGTACATTAGAAATCCAATTGAAGCAAGAGCGAGATTTGAATGTGAACCGCCAAATATGGAAGACGCTTATTTTAGAGATCCAGATTTGGTTAGAAAATCATTTTTGTATGGAGAGAATCCATTAGATGAAGATGGAATATATAAGCCTTGGTTTAATAATCAAGATGGTCATAGAAGATTTATTCATGTTGACCTTGGATTAAAGAGAGACAGATCAGCTTTATGTATGTCTCATTGTTCTGGATTTAAAGAATTAAAAACATCTATGGGAGTTGAAACACTGCCAGTTATTAATGTTGATTTAATTCATTCTTGGGAGGCTCAGCCGGGAGCTGAAATTAACTTTGCATCTGTTAGACAAATGATTGTTGAACTATGTAGAAAGTTTGATGTTGCAAAAGTAACTTTTGACCGTTGGCAATCTATCGAGATGATCCAAAGTTTAAGGTCTTTGGGTATTAATGCAGATTTCCATAGCGTTAAGAAAACGGATTATGACACATTAACTGGTGCAATTTATGATACTCGCTTGCGTGGATATTGGAATGAATTATTGGTTGAAGAAGAACTTTTGAAATTAAGATTGTTCTCAAACAATAAAATTGATCACCCAAACTCTGGAAGTAAAGACTTAGCTGACGCTTTGGCCGGTTCTGTTTATCAAAGTGTTCAACATATGGCTTTTGAGGCTGAGGTTGATATTGAGATTATTGGAACTGATTTTAAACAGTATGAAGATATGGATGAAGACAGCGATTATGGAACTGTCAAAGTGTATAATCCAGATATGGAACAGTTTGTTCCGGGCTATTCAAAATACGAATTATCAACAGAAAGTGGAGAAAAATGGCTAGAAAACCTATAACAAGTGAAGAATTAAAACCTTCCTACGATGAAGTTGTTAATGATTTATTGGGGACTGTCTCTAAACTAATTATGGAGAATACAATCATGAAATTAACAATAAAAAAACTCGAAGGAACTCTGGAAGGGTTTTATCAAGAGTCTGATCAAGCCAAAAATGAATTTTAAAAAACTTTGCATTTTGGCACATTGTTGCGATTAGACCTGTTAGTATGTTCAACACAAGGGCAGAAGCCC